TTTGATAGGTGGTTCCTTGATAAAGTAGGGTACTTCGATGAGATCTTCAGCCCAGCGTGGGTTGAGGACGTAGACCTGTCCTGGAGGGCTAGCAGGCATGGCTACCACCTGCACCCGGTACCAGAGACACCGATCTTCCACGTCTATGGGCAGACTGGGTACGATGGCAGGCTGAACTTCATGCAGATATGCGAGCTGAATGTAGTAAGGTTTGCGGACAAGATAGCGCAGGGGAATGATGGATGGATCGGGCCACCCAGGTTCAGGAGCAATGGATGAAGATGAGCACTGGCAAGTGGATTGGCTGGAAGGACAATGTGTTCATTGATCGCCTTCACGATGATGTGGCGATGGTCACGTGTGTGTGCGGGGAAGAGCTTTGGCTGCGCCCACTGGCAAGCTTCAGTAGTATCAAGGAGCACAAGTGCTGGAAGTGCGGGCGCAGGTTTAAGACGACGCTTAAGGTAGATGTGGAATACTACCTGGAGTATCTGAATGACCGATAGCAGATGGGTGGGGTTCAACAGGCCAGTAGAAGTGGAGTTCTTCGACGTCAAGGTGACGTTCAGGTGTATATGCGGGGAACCGAATACCCTGGATCTGTGCCTGGGGCAGTCCACTGAAAAGAAGTGTGGCTTCTGCAGGCGCTGGTATAGGCTTACGAATAACGTGGATGTGCAGTTACTGCTGGAGGGAGGTGAGAAGATATGATAGAAAGGATGGTTAGCTTTGTGATGCCAAGCGTGCGGCCAGCCAACTGCATCCGCACGATCAAGGCGACGTTGGCGCAATCAAAGGGGCATAACGTAGAAATAGTGCTGGTCACTGAGAGGCTGGACGTGCTGCAGGTTGTGGAGCATATGCTGACTGGCGACGAAGACGCTAGGGTGAACATCGTCTATAGCGATATCGAACCGCGTGGCTCAGTGAGGGCGTGGAACGACGGGCTAAAGGAAGCGCGCGGGGAGTACATCTGCCTGTGGTCGGATGACGCGATGCCACACGCCTACTTCCTTGACAACGCTCTCCCGATGTTCAAGCAATGGCCCGACGGTGTTGGATACGTTGCCTTTAACGACCTTCATGTCAATCCAGACCAGCTGTCGGTCTTCTACATCGCCCATCGTGAGTACATCGTCAAGTACCAGGGCGGTGTGTTAGTCTATCCTTGCTACCAAGGGCTGTTTAGCAATCTCGAAAGCACAATGCGCGCTATGATAGCTGGCAAGTTCGGCTACGCGGATACAGCTATAGTCGAACACCTGCGCCCGATCAGTAGGGAGCGTGCGGTGTATAGCCTTGGTGGTATGATGGCTAATGTGTATTCGGGAGACTTCAAAGTGTTTCTTGAGCGGCGGGATCAGTGGTTCCCCGATGATTGGGAACCAGCAATCAAAGAATAAAAGGAGATGATGAAATGGGTAAAGGCAGACCAGTAAGTACAAGCAGGCACAAGATGGGACAGGTAAGGCAGCAAATCGGGCTTACCATCTGGAAGGGCCAGAAAGAGAAGCTGGAATGGTGGGCGTGGTATACGGATAGGTCTATCTCCGCCATCATTCGCGTGCTGATCGATGAGTGGCTAGAGAAGATGGAGAAGCAGGTAGCTGAGCAGGGTGGTGCGAAGCTGTACGAGACGCCACAAGACTACAAGGAGGCGTAAGATACCCGGAATTCGACACGAAGGCAGGGTGATCAATGAGCTTTAAATCGCCCATCGTAGTCGGTGGCACTGGCGGATCGGGCACGCGCCTGATCTGCCACGCCCTCCAGCACGCCGGGGTGTTCATGGGGGATGATGTGAACTACGCCCTGGACGCCATGCCGTGGGTCGATGTGGATAACAACTACTTCGAATGCTACGACGACCTGCCAAGCATCATCGATAAGGCTATGGAACGGCACGGCGCTGGTGAGCAAAGGGGGCATAAGAATTGGGGATGGAAGCATACCAAGAGCTATCTGTCGCTCCCGATGCTCCACCAATACTTCCCTGAGATGTCCTTCGTCCATGTGCTAAGGGACGGTCGGGATCTAGCCTATGCCCCCCACATCTCCCTTGCTGTATTCTGGACTGGCAGCATAAACACCGATAAGCCGCACCCCGAAGCGATTATGTCCCTATGGGCGGTGACCAACATGCTCACCGAAGCGTATGCTAGGCAGTTCGTGGAGCGGTACGTGCAGGTGAGGTTTGAGGACATGTACTCCCGGCCAGCAGAGACGGCGAAGAAGCTGTATAAGGAGCTAGGGCTGAAGGTCGATAGAGAGACTGTTGAAAGTCTCCCGCTCACGATGCACGCCCCACCTCCTGGCATCGGCAGGTGGAAAGGGAAAGAAGGACTGGACAGGGTAACCGCTGTCGGAGAACTAACACTACGGAGGTATGGATACCTATGAAAGCAATCAAATGTGATCGGTGCGGTAAGTTCTCAGTAACGGTACTCCAACGCCATGTCTATGATAAGAACTCCACTTACAGCACTGGTCTTACGCGTAATGTCTTTGGAATAAGCTTAGCCCGCTGGCTCTCTTGGGATGATGGGGTTCCAAAGGAAGTGATTGATCTATGTTCCGATTGTTGCGAGTCGCTATCGCGTTGGTTGAGCCGATCTTATAGGGAGGATGATTTATGAAATACATATACATTGCTGGGCCGCTTACGTCTAGTGGCTATGCCTCTGATAACATCCGCAAGGCAGTATGGGCTGCGGAGAAGGTCATTTCAGATGGCCACTGGCCATTCCTGCCGCACCTCACCCACTTCTGGCACATGATCTCACCACACCGTGTGAACCATGAAACCAGCCTATGGATGAAGATGGATAGGGCGTGGCTGGAGAAGTGCGATGCCCTAGTCCGTCTGGAGGGGGCGTCCGTTGGCGCTGACCTGGAAGTGCAGTGGGCTAGGGATGACCTGAAGCCAGTGTTCAGTGAGCAGCAGCTTTACGACGGCAGTATGAAGGAAGCCTTGAGGGTGATGGAGGAGATGGAGAAATAGCGATGTACGAACTCGAAAAGAGCCTATACGTGAGGTTGGGTAAGCAGTTGGCAGACATGCTTTGTGAGAAGCGTGACGCGTATGGAGACAACCTAAAGAGTACAGGGGAGTTTCTGAGGATCCTTTATCCCGAAGGTATCCCGCCGTCTGCGTATGATGAGCTGGCTACAGTCATCAGGGTGATGGACAAGTTATTCCGCATCGCCAATAAGCAGGCCCACGACACCGTTGGGGATGCCTGGAAGGATAAGGAGTCTCCGCGGTGGGATGTCGCTGGCTATGGCTTGGCTATGGTCGTGGACAGGACGGTGCAGTTGAAGCCAGGTGTGGAGGTTGACAAATCATGAATGTCCTTGTAACTGGCGGCTCAGGTTACATCGGCAGCAAGCTTGTGCGTAGGCTATATAATGAAGGTCACTCAGTTACCGTTCTCGATAAGGTAGTCGGGAAGGTGAAGGGTGCAAAGTACGTGGAGGGGGATGTACGCTATCCCAATGATGTGCAGAGGGTGGTGTACGGCGTGGACGCAGTGGTGCACCTTGCTGCTATAGTAGGTGAAGAGGAGTATGAGAAGGATAAGTCGGTAGGGTATGAGGTGAATGTCGTTGGGACGACGGTGGTCGTTGGTGAAGCGAAGGAAGCGGGGGTGAAGCGGCTCATCCTGGCATCTACTGGCAATGTGTACGGGAAGGTGGATCACATGGCGAATGAGAGTGAGACGCCGCAGCCAGTAGACCGCTATGGCTATAGTAAGCTGATGGCCGAAGAGGTGGTGAAAGAGGGTAAGTACGTATCGGTGAGGTTTGGGACGGTCTGCGGGTGGAATGAGGATAAGATGCGATGGGACTTGCTGCCGCACGCCCTGCTGCGCGACCTGTCCTCCGGCGTGCGGTTCAAGATGTACTCACCGGAAGCGTTCAGGCCAGTGACGCATATCGATGACGCTGTGGATGCGCTACTTACCCTTGCCAGCGTAGATCCGAACAGCGCGCTATCGGGGAAGGTGTTCAATATAGTCTCTGAGAATGTCAGCAAGCGGCTCATCGCAGATTGGGCCATTGCTCTAACGCGGTTCCCTGGCGTAGATTTCGTTACTGATAAAGAGGACAAGCGTAACTACCTGATGGATCCACACCTCATCGAAAGGACGATGGGGTGGAAGCGCAAGAAGTTCCTAAGCCAAGCAATGAAAGAGGTGTACCGTGCCGCTTGCTAGTGTGGTTATGTCGGTGAAGAATAGAGCGCAGCTGTTCAGGAATAGTGTCGTGCTGTACCGGAAGCAGACAGTGCCGTTTGAGTTGGTGGTGGTGGATGATGGGAGTACCGATAACCTGAAGGGTGTGATCGATGAGAATGGTGATATGAATATCAAGTACATCCGCCTTGAGCATAGCGGGCTGCGGTCACCCAACATCGGCCTGCTCACCGGGATGGAACAGTGCTCCGGCGATGTCATCATCCTGACCTGCGGCGCTGAGGTGCTGGTGCCAGATGATGCAGTGGAGACGGTGATTGAAGGTGCGTATGAGATGAAGCGGCGTGTAGGCATCTCCTGCTTCTGTCTGTCCCAGGCGATGCAGGAAGCGCTGGGTACAGTGAACTGGAAAGAGGACGTCCATGAGATACAGAAGATCCCCGGCTTCTGGACTGAGGCGACGCCGTGGGGTAGCGTGAACACTTCCTACCAGATGAACGGCGCGATGACGCTATCCTTCAGCGGGGCGACTAGAGAGCACTGGGACTGGATCGGCAGGATACGGCGGACAGAGAGCATTGGGATGAATGACAGAGACCTGCTGGACAGAGAGCGGTTCTTAGGTATAGCTGGTAAGACGATCCTTGGCGCTCATGTGTACCATCAGTATCACAAGAGGTCGGGGAAAGAGTGGTCTGAGCTATCGACAAAGGCGATTACATACACATCTGAAGAACAGGCGAGGCTACGATGCTAATCAGTGTTGGTGCGCGATGTCTGAATGAGGAAGAACTGCTGCCGATATTTCTGAAGAATCATCAGTTCGCTGATGAGATAGTGGTGTGCGATGGCGGGAGCACAGACAGGTCTAAGGAGATTGCTTTGTCCGACCCGAAAGTGGTATGGGTGGACTTTCCTTATCGTGTCCCGTCGATGGGTGGCCACCCCGAAATCACCATGAACCCGGAAGGGAAGCATGTCAATGCAGTGATAGACGCCTGCCGTGGTGAGTGGTTGTACATAACAGAGGTGGACGTCGTGCCCGACCTAGCCATGCAGGATGCCATAAGGGATGTTATTCGTTTGGCTAAGTCGCCAGCTATCGGCTCGTATCTATACTATGTTGCCCCGATGAAGTCTCCTGGGAGTCCGTATGAATACTACCCCGCGTTGATACAGGGGTGGGGGCTGACGTGTTGGCATAAGGACATTGGTCTTAAGGTGCCCACTGAGGTGTGCGAGAATCTATCAGACCCATGCGCGTGGCCGCTGAAATCCAAGACCTGGGAGAACAACCAGAACAACAAGAACGTGATCATCATGGATCGCCCCAGTGGTCGTGTCCATCTCACGTGGTGCACCAGAGAGCGAGTGCAGAACTGCATCAAGAAGTACGCCCTACGGGATAATCGGAATATCCCTGATCCTGACACCTACCTGACCAGGGCACTACTCCCCGACTGGATCGTATGGAACGGGATGTACTAAGATGGCTAAGAGCGTAACCGTAGTTGACAACAGCAAGACTACCCGCATGACTGAAAAGCGGCGTCGGCAACTGAAGTCCAGCATCCATGCGTTGCTAGCGAAGGGGCTGTCATACGGAGAGGTTGCTAGAGAGCTGGATATCAGTAAGAGTGAAGTCCATGTTCTAGCTCATGAGAAGGATGAAAAGGAAGCACCACATGAAGATTGATTTCTACTGCCACCCAGGTAGCAACAGCTTCGTCTTCACGCCGCCGGATGTATGGGGCAGGGGAGTCGGCGGTGCGGAGCTATCCTTAATCTCCCTTGCTGAGACGTTCGCCAAAGACGGGCATAGGGTGCGGGTGTATAATGAGCCGTACAACAACCGCATGGAGGACTGCAGTGGTAGGTATAACGGCGTGTATTATCTCAACTCCACCCTGTTCAATCTGTCAAAGGATCGGGATGTCTTCATCCTCTTCCGTAACCCATACCCCTACTTGCAGGGAGTAAACGCTAGGGTGAAGCTCTTTTGGTCGTGCGACCAAGTGACCACTGGCAACTACGCCACTGACATCTACCCATTCGTAGACAAAGGGGTGTGCATCAGCCTCTTCCACCAGGAAGACCACATAGAAAGGTATGGCGTGAGTAATGATAAGATCACGTGGATCGACCTGGGTGTGCGGCTGGAGGATTACGTTGATCCCTTGCCGAAGGTCAAGGGCAGGCTGATCTTCTGCTCCGTGCCGCACCGTGGGCTGCAGTGGCTCCTACCAATCTACCAAACATTGAAGGTGCTCCACCGCGACATCACCCTGCACATCACGTCCGACTACACACTATGGGGCAGGGGGATTGGCCCGAATGATACAGACATGCGGACGATGTGGCGCGATGTATCAGGCGTAGACTACTTAGGCAACATCCCGCGCCGCAGCTTTATCGAGCAGCAGAAGCGCGCCGAACTCCTCATCTACCCGCACTACCCTGTTAGCGGGTACCCTGAACTGTTCGGTATCTCGGTGGCTGAATGCATGGCCGCTGGTACGGTGCCGATCATCAGCACGCAGGGTGGGCTGAACATGACGGCGACAGGGGCTATCGTGATCAATGGTGATCCACGTGACCCTGATATCCAGTTCAGGTACATCGAAGCTGCCTCCTTCTATCTACGGTACCCGAACAGGATGGATGAGGCAGCGAAGTATTGCCAGTCCATGGCGAATCGCAGGTTCGATTGGACAACCATAGCTAAGCAGTGGTATAATCTATTTGAGGAGATATTGAATGGGCGAAACCAAAAGCAACCCGTATAGCCTAAAGGCTAGGCTAAGGGGTATACAGAAGAAGTACGGAGATATAGTGTGCCTGGACTTGGGGTGTGGCAAGGACGAAAGCCCTATCAGCCACGCGGTGCTGGAGATCCCCTGGCGCGTCCTTGTCTCTGTGGACGCCTGGGAGCATAATATCAGCGCCCTCCAGGACAAGAGGAAGGCAGGTGGTATCGCTGCTGTCCACTGGACGTACTACATTGAGCCGATAGAGAAGATCGTCCCACGCTTGCCGGACAAGAAGTACGATGTCACCCTGTTCATCGACTCCCTAGAACACCTGCCAAAGCCTGTTGCTCTTTCTATGCTGGCGGAGGCTGAGCGCCTTACCACTACCCGCATCATTATCTTCCTGCCTATCGGCCCTTGCCCGCAGGGGCCACTGAACGGCAACCCGTTTGAAGTCCATCAATCTACGTGGACGGTGGATGAACTAGAAAGCCTGGGCTATGACGTCCAGCTCTTCCCGCAACTCCACCGTCACATCAATCCTTGGGTGGATGCTGCCTGGGCTGTCAAGAAAGTGTGATTTGCATAATCGCGTAGGGTCGCGTATAATCCACCCAACGATCTACCTATCCCGCGAGGTACGCCATGATCAATACTATCGGTGGGGTGGACATAACCAATGTCGTTCGGTTGAGGATTGACGACGAAGACTCAAGCGACTATGAATTCAGCGACACCAAATTCAATGAGTGGTTAGCCCACGCCGTCAGAGCTTACAGCAAGGAACGCCCATACGTCCTGGAGACGACGATAAGCCACGTCGAAGACCAGGATATCTACGCGCTGCCATCCGGATTGGAGAGGGTCATAGAGTGCCAGTATCGGCTGTCCTTTGACACTAACGTCTATGAGCCGCTGGAAGATACCACGCTGGCTGGGTTTTCTACATACGACTGGCCAGCATTAGACCTGATCCGCCGGATGCTGCGTGTGAAGTATGATGAAGTGGCCGTCGGCCACTGGGAAGTCATTACTAATCGCACCTCCTACGCTGCTGGTAAGTACCTTGTAATCTATCCTGCCCCTGACAGTTCCACTGGCGACTTCACTGTCCGCTACTCCGCAACACACCCGCTATCAGGCTCGGACTACTTTACTATTCCAGCAGAGCACGCCTACCTACTGGCCGATCTCCTGGTATCCTATGCCCTGAAGCGCCGCGCCATGAAGTTCTTCAAGAACCCAATGGACTATGATGCTGGGCAGACGCGTATCCGTCGTGGGGCGACGATAGACCATCTGAACAGAGAAGCTGATATACTGGAGCAGAAGGTATGGAATGCGCTGCGGGGAACGGTGATCGCGATAGGGTAGTCTTCAGGGTAAGAGAGGCGTCATCGGAGTTCGCGCTGCCACTATCTATTGGTAGCGACGGTATAGTGGAGGAAGTGAAGTACGTGTCTTCCGATATACCGGAGGGGCTATTGTGCTTCGAAGTCCCGGTGACACGCTCTTGGCTGAAGATGTATTCCTTGGACGGAGAGCCAGAGACAGAAAGAGAAGTCCAGTGGATGTTGCGCGCCGGACACGCTACCTTCCATCGGCCTGTATGGAAGGTGTTCAACGGGACACTGTACTTGTGGCCTCCTGCACCATGCGACGGAAGACTGATAGTTGACTACGTGAAGTAAGTCTTCCGTACTAACTAGGGCACAACCATGGCACCAAGAACATCATCTTCCAACTTCACTCAAAAAGATGGCGTAACGCTACAGGATCACCTTGAAGACAAGCTGAAAGCTTGTGATGCCCGCTGGCAAGTGGCGTTTCAGGCGCAGCGTGACTTTGGGACAGCCCAGGCCGATGCGTTGAAAGAGGCTGTACGGCTATTGGCGCACCAGTATGAGATCAAGTTCGAAGCGCAGAACGAATGGCGTGGGTCGTTAAATGACTTTGTTCATACTTTAGCGACCAAGGATGAGGTTGTCCTGCAGGTGGACAAATTGCGTGGTGAGTATTGTTTGCAGATGGATCGTGCCAATTCCGATATCAAGGCACTCAATGGCTTCATGAACAACATGCAGGGCAAGGCTAGTCAGACATCGGTGATCATCACCTTATTGCTCTCGGTCGCAGCTTTGATCCTCAGTATAGCGAAAGCATTCTAACCGTAGGGGGGTAGAAAATGGCAGACCTGATCGACCGTATCTCCGGAGATGCGGAGTGGCAAGTCCCGTCGCGCCCTAAGATCAACCTACACCGCTTCATGGCCGCTGAGCGCCTATACGCGCTTGGTGAGTGCACTGGGGCACAGGTAGCTGCTGAGTTTGACTTCCAGGGCAATGAGCTGACCCAAGCTACGCAGCTCAAAGCAGCTATCGACTCTCAGAGCAACGTCACCAACAAGATACTTTATGTCCTGCGGGCTGAAAGCGTGCTCATGTGCATTGAAGACCATAGGGATGGGCTGTACCACGCTGGCGGTGCAGTGAATAAAGCGAAGGTATATGAAGACTTGCAGATAGTGGGGTAGTATGGCTCTATCAGCAAAGTGCGGCAGTTTCAATGCCGATACAGCAAAGACCGCCGGACAGACGCAGGCTATCACTGGGCTTGGGTTCACACCCAAGCTTGTTTTGTTCTGGTGGAGCGGCTCAACGCGCACAAGCGACGGCGTTGCTGGTGGCGATGTCAGCATGGGCTTCGGTGCGGCAAGTTCTGCATCAAGCCGTAGTTGTGTTGCTACGTTCAGCCTGGACGCCGGGGCCAAGGCTTACTCTGACCACCTAGACTCCCTTACCTGTTGTATCTACGTCTACTCCGCTGCTGCCACGTGCGGCGGTAGCTTCGACCTGACTTCACTGGACTCCGGTGGCTTCACCCTTGACGTAATCACGCAGTTCGCTGCTGCCACACGCATCTCCTACCTAGCGCTTGGTGGTACGGATATCTCCAACGTCTACATCGGGTCGCGGTTGATGGCAACCGCCACCGGGAACTATGACACGACTGACGTTGGGTTCCAGCCGGACGCTGCGTTGTTCTTCAGCGCAGTCACAGCGGCGCATGATACAGACTACGTTACTCAATACATTTCACTCGGTTGGGCTACAGCGTCGGATAAGCAGGGTGTTATCTCAGGCTCTGCAGCCAACAACGTCGCCACGTCCAACACGACTGGCTACGGGTACAACGGGGAAGTAATAGCCATAGCCACCCCTGCGCTGGGGTGTATGTACCGCCACTCCTTCACCTCATTCCTGTCCAACGGCTTCCGCCTCAACCGTCTGGAAGGGACGGTCGCCTATTACTTCACCTACGTCTGTATCAAGGGCGGGAGCTTCGCTGCTGGTGACTTAACCACGCGTACCGACGGGAATGATATCGCTGAAGTTGTCGGCTTCCAGCCAACAGCGATCCTGTTCGGCAGCGCTAACCGTGCTCTCAGTACCCAGGACACACTCACCGATCATTCTTCCCTAAGCATCGGTGCGGCCACTGCCACTGACAACCGCACCTGCCAAGCGGAGTGGGATGAGGATGCTCTTGCTGATTCGGAAACCGCTACCGCGTATTATGACGCTGCCTGCTACGCCAACATCGCTCACGATGCTATTGTAGCCCTGATGGATCTGAAGTCCATCGACAGCAGTGGCTTCACCTGCGTCATGGATGATACAGAGGCGTCGGCGTCCTGGGTGACGTACCTAGCCTTCGGTAATCAGATCCCAGTGGAGAGCGAGTCCGAATCGGCAAGCCCATCCACCAGCGCTAGTACAAGCGCAAGTACGTCGGCTAGCACCAGCGCAAGTACGTCGGCTAGTGCATCGGCTAGTAAGTCGGCTAGCGCGTCAGAGAGCGCAAGTGAGAGCGCAAGCGAGAGCGTATCTCCTAGCGCCTCTGAGAGCGCGTCGATATCGCCGTCGGAGTCGGAGAGCGCCAGTCCATCCCTATCAGAGAGTGCCAGTGAGAGCGTGTCTCCTAGCACTTCGGAGAGCGCTAGCCCTAGCGTTAGCCCAAGCTTGTCTGAAAGCGCTAGTGAGAGTGTCAGTCCTAGCCTCTCTGAAAGTGCTAGTGAGAGTGTCAGCCCAAGTGTCTCTGAGAGCGCTAGCGAGTCAGTATCGCCGTCACTGAGCGAGTCGGCTTCTGAGAGCGTTTCGCCAAGCGTTAGTGAGAGCGCGTCGGAGAGCGTCAGCCCATCGGTATCCGAGAGTGTGTCTCCATCGGTTAGCGAATCAGCTAGCCCGTCTTTATCAGAGAGCGCCAGCCCAAGTATATCTGAATCCGTCTCACCTAGCGCCAGTGAGAGCGTGTCTCCTAGCGTGTCTGAAAGCGCTAGTGAGAGTGTCAGCCCGTCGGTATCTGAGAGCGTCAGCGAGAGCGTCAGCCCTAGCCTCAGTGAGAGCGCTAGCCCGTCGGTATCAGAGAGTGTCAGCCCAAGCCTGTCTGAGAGCGTCAGCCCATCGCTGTCTGAAAGCGTGTCTCCGTCAGAATCCGAGAGCGTTAGCCCGTCGGTATCGGAGAGCGCCAGCGAGTCGGTAAGCCCTAGCGTCTCTGAAAGCGCATCCGAGAGTGCTAGCCCAAGTCTGTCTGAGAGCGCTAGCCCGTCCGCTAGCGAGAGCGTATCACCGTCGGTTAGTGAAAGCGTATCACCTAGCCTATCGGAGAGTGTTAGTCCATCTCTATCAGAGAGCGTTAGTCCATCTCTATCTGAAAGCGTCAGCCCTAGCCTGTCTGAGAGCGTCAGTGAAAGCGCTAGCCCAAGTGGTGGTGAGAGTGCCAGCGAGTCAGCGTCGCCATCGCTTTCTGAAAGCGCTAGCCCATCTCTATCAGAGAGTGCGTCGCCGTCGGTGTCTGCATCGGTGTCTGCATCGGTTAGCGCATCGGCATCAGAGTCGGTTAGTCCGTCGGAGTCGGAGAGTGTATCACCCTCTGGGTCAGAAAGCGTGTCTCCGTCAGAATCCGAGAGCGTCTCACCATCGGTATCTGAGAGTGTGTCTCCGTCGGAGTCGGAGAGCGTCTCCCCTTCAGAATCAGAGAGTGTATCACCTTCAGAATCCGAGAGCGTCTCTCCGTCTATCAGTGAGAGCGTCAGCCCATCCGCCTCAGAGTCAGTCAGCCCCTCCGTCTCTGAGAGCGCTTCTGAGAGCGCGTCGGCGTCCGCTGGCAGTGCATCGGAGTCCGCTTCCCCTAGTCTCAGTGAGTCCGTCAGCCCTAGCGTCAGCGCCTCAGCTTCCGAGAGTGCGTCGCCGTCGGTATCAGAGTCGGCCAGCGAGAGCGTGTCCCCGTCTGTCTCTGAGAGCGCTTCGCCGTCAGCGTCTGCAAGTGTTAGCCCTTCTGCATCAGAGAGCGTAAGTGAAAGCGCTTCGCCGTCTGTCAGCGCAAGCGCTAGCCCATCGGTCTCCGCAAGCGCTTCAGAGAGCGTCAGCCCATCTGTCTCTGAGAGCGCTTCTGAGAGCGCGTCGGTCAGCCCGTCGGTATCTGAGAGCGTCAGCGAGAGCGCGTCGCCCAGTCCCGCTGGCGCAGGTCTAGTCGCTCCGATCATCAGCTCTATGGGCATTTTCAGTGTGATAATGGGTGGGGGTATCATCAGTGGATAGCATAAGGATGTTCAATAAGATCAGGAAGACGTACAACCCTGGGCTGGATAAGGTGCCGCCTATCAGGTTGGCTAAGTGGCGAAGGGATGTGCTTATCGCGAACCTGGGGGCGTGTGGGTTTACGCGCGGTGCGGAGCTTGGGGTGCGCGAGGGGTTAGGCGCACTGAAGATGTGCCAAATGATGCCGGGGCTACATCTAATCCTGGTGGATCCGTGGGACGTATGGCCTGGACATAAGGACATGGATGGCCATGCTGACGACCCGTTGCTGTTCTTGGAAGAGGCGCAGGAGCGACTGAGAGGGTATGACTGCGAGTTCATACGGGCCAAGAGTGCGGACTACGCCAGCAATGTGCCGGACGCTTCGCTGGACTTTGTGTACATCGATGGCGATCATAGCTTCGACGGCACTATGCTAGACCTGATCCTTTGGGCACCGAAGGTCAGGGTAGGCGGCGTGATATCTGGCGATGGGTACAAGCACTATAGATACACCGGGGTGATCCCAGCTGTAGATACCTACACACGGCAGCACTTGGTTCATGAGTGGTACATCACTGGTGAGATGGACTCAACCTACTTCTGGAGGAAGAATGGTTAAGGATCGCGTTTCAGTTATCATACCGGGTCGGTGTGAGCCATACTTCCAGCAGACCATAGACTCTGTGTTGGATAGGGCCACCGGGGACATAGAAGTAATCGCTATTGTAGATGGCCCAGGGCAGGAGCCGCCACTGCACAGTGATGACCCAAGGGTGAAGATCATCGTTCTCGATAAGAGTATCGGCCAGCGGGCAGCGTACAACCTGGGCGTTCGCGAAAGCACTGGGCAATACATAATGAAGATCGATGCCCACGCTTTGTTCAGTGGCGGCTTTGATGATATACTGAAAGCGAACTGTCCAGAGAAGACGATAGTGCTGCCGGAGATGCGGCGGCTCAATGTGCATACATGGCAGGATAAGTCGCGCGGCAGGACGCACTTCATGCACATCGGGCTGGACTTATACTGTCACTACTGGAGCGAATACCGTAGGAGGCCAGAGGCCAAGGTTGAGTATCCAGAGGTGATGACGGGGCAGGGGTCATGCTGGTTCACAACGCGGGAATGGAATGACTACATTGGCCTGCTGGATGAGCGTGTCGGTTCATGGGGAAATGTAGGCATTGAGGTCAGCCTACGTACATGGTTGTGCGGTGGTAGCCAGATCGTCAATAAGCACTGCTGGCAGGCTCACTGGTTCAGGAAGGATGAAGGCGGCTTCACCTACCCGATGGATGGCAGGCAGGTCGCCAAAGCGCATAAGTTCACTAGGGATAATTACTACTTCAAGGATGATGCCTTTGAGCATCAGGTTAGGCCGTTCTCTTGGATCATTGATAAGTTCGCTCCGGTGCCTGGATGGGAGGCATATTCAGTGGATCACTTTGAGACTAGCAGGGCAATCATCTATTACACCGACCACCACATTGACGAAAGGCTAGCTGCAGCCTGCCGTAAGGTACTGGCTGAAGCTGCTGGCCCGATACCTATCATCAGTGTATCGCAGAAGCCGCTGAACTTCGGGAAGAATATCTGTGTTGGGGAGAAGCCAAGGAGTAATAGGAGTATCTATGAGCAGATACTGGCTGGGTTGGAAGCTGCGCCGGAGGGGGCGGTGATCTACCTAGCGGAGCATGATGTCGCGTATACCCCGTCGCACTTCGCCTACGTCCCGGAGGTGAAGGATAGACTAGACTACAATCAGAATAGGTATTACTGGGCACCTGGGCAGACGGAGTACCTTCCGGCACGCGGGCAGTGGCCGCTCAGCCAGCTTGTAGCCTATCGTGAGTTTCTGATCGAGAAGGTGAAGGAGTCGCTGGCTGCAGATGAGCCATCGTCGGAGATGTACCACTGCAGGACAGCGAAGTTTGAGAGTGATCGGCCCAATGTTGATATCAGGCATGGGCTGAACTTCTCAAAGGACGGCAGGTGGAAGCGGGAGTACGCCGCTGGCAGGGCGGAGTCCACTGTCGGCAACATCGGCCACTGGGGATCGCCGCGTTGGTTCCAGAAGAAACTTGGGTGGACGCCGACTCCCGAAGAGGTCGGGCTGTCCCCTTTAGCGCGATACCTGCGTAGGGACTATGGGCTAGATCGCTTTCGCCCTGGCCCGATACGGGTGAAGGATATGCACCGTGGCGATGTGTCCAGGTTGATTGGGCTGATGGGGTTGACTAAAGGCGCGGAGATTGGGGTAGCTGGCGGTGAGCACTCAGAGATCATCCTGAAGAATATCGAAGGGTGTGAGTTGTTATGTATAGATACCTGGGGGACGTCGTGGTCGAAGAAGCTGTACGAGCCAGCGGTGAAACGGTTGGCTCCGTACAACGCTAAGATCATACGGGCGTCGTCTATGGAGGCGGCCCGCGATGTGCCGGATGGGTCGCTTGACTTTGTATACATCGACGCCAGCCATGAGTTCGACAACGTGATGGAAGACCTGATCACTTGGTCACGTAAGGTGAAGAAGGGCGGTATCGTCAGCGGTCACGATTATGACAAGCCACATCGGAAGGGCGTAGTCCCCGCGGTGGACTTGTACACCAAGATGCATGGCATACAAGAATGGTTTCTCACCGATCAGGTACGCGAAGCGTCGTACATGTGGGTGAAGCCATAGGAGAGTAGGCAATGGGTTGTCCAAGTGAAGTTTACATAGGCGATAACTTGGTATTCTCGATAACAACGCACCATCCAGATACGCTGGAGGCATCGGACGCCGACGAAAATCCCATATACCGCGTGTATGAGGAAGAGACAGGGACTCCTATCCTTACTGGCGAGATGACCAAGCTGGATGATGCCAACACTGTCGGCTTCTATACAGAACTCATTGCCTGCACAGCAGCTAATGGCTTTGAGCACAAAAAGACGTACAACATTTATATCAGGGCGATAGTCAATCTGGCTCCTGGCACTATCTCGTTTGCGTTCAGGGCACTGGATGGGGCGGTGCTATACGCTACACAGGGTGCTATCACCTGGGGCCAGCAGAAGATCGCGGCAAACGTGGCTAGCCAGGGGGCGCTTGATATTCGCAACTCCCACGCCTCTGGTTATGGCATGTATAACAATGGGGCCACCGGACAGCTAAACTTCGGTACTGCCATTGGCCAGCTAAATAGTGGCGCATCACAGGGGCAGAAGAACTACTCATCGGGCGGCGACGGGATGTTATGCCAGGGGGCAGGTATGAATAGCCGTGGCATATGCGGTACTGGCGTGAAATACGGGTTGGAGTTCTTAGGAGCCACAGCAGCTGTCGAACCCATGTGGGCGCTTGAAGCCACGTTGACCAAGATCAAGAAGTGGCTGCAACTTCTGTTCCGCAAGGATGCAGCCATCAAGACGGACAACGCTACGGAGCTTGGTGAGATCAATGCTAGCGGCGGAAGCGGGGCTGGTGCATTCGATAACGTCGCGGATAGTGTTGAGGCCATTCGTGACCGCGGCGATGCGGCATGGGCAACAGCGGCAGGGTTTGCCGTTCCGGGTGATGAGATGGATCTAGTGGATGACGCCATCACCGATATTTGGGGTCACTCATCGCGTACTCTTACCCAGTCCGCTGCCGACGTTACTGCGGCCCTGACTGGTAGCGCGCTCAGCATCAAGCGTGGCGACACGTACACCAAGACTCTCACTGGCCTGGGCAACCTGTCAGACAGGACAAAGCTCTGGCTTACCGTCAAGAAGTCGAAAGCCTCCCTGGACAGCGCAGCTACCCTGCAGCTTGTTGAAAGCACCGGCCTCACTAAACTAAACAGTGCTAACACTACAGCGGCTTGGGGTAGTCTGGTGGTGGATGATGAGGTGGCTGGTGACGTGACTATCACCTTCGAAGCCGATGCCACGAAGGATCTTACCCCTACCAATGAAGCGGTGATGTACTATGACATCCAGAAGAAGACGGCCACTGGCATCACCACGGTCACCGAAGAGGAAGTCGAAGTCACTGACGATGTTACGAGGGCGATTGCATAATGGCTATCAAGGCAGGCCCACTAAGGCGTGATATAAGCGACATCATCAACGACCAGCCAATCTACGTCTATCGGTACATACTGATCTCTGGTGATGGCGTGGACACTGGTAACTCATGGCAACCCATCGGCAGCTGGAGGGGCCGCATGGATCCTATGGGCCGCGCTGTCTGGTATACCCAGCGTGGCGTAGTTGGAGAATTCGGACAACGGGTATACACTTTACTCTTGCCGTACACCGCAGATAACAGCACTGTCATAGATACTAACCAGCTAATCGAGCTACGCACGCCATCTGGTACGTCGCTTGGGCAGTTCATCGTAGACTGGGTGGACAGGTACTATGACGATGCCGGGAATATGTGGAAGATCGAATGTACGGTGGAAGGGTATCAAGGGTAATGCGCTATGGCAACAACCCTGCGTCAAGCAGCTTATGCCAAGCTTAAAGATAGTAGCATTACAAGCTTGCTCAGTGGTGGGTCAAGCGGCGTCCTCCTTTCAGGGAGGGTGCAAGTGGACAGCCCATCCCCATGCATCGCTTTGGAGATGGGGCCAGAATCAGGCCGCGTCGGTGACCTGCCCTTCACCGCGCAGACCTTCAACGTATATTGCTATGCCAGGACACCAGCGGCATCGATGTCCGACTTCACTGTCATAGACAAGATACTTAAGGCTGTGCGGGATGTCCTACATGGTGCTTCCCTCACCTTGGATGGACAAGGGAAGGTGGCGTTTGATTGCGCTTGGGATAACTATAGTAGTGGGGATAACTATGACGAGCGTAGGAGAGCGTTCTACCGATATGAGCGGTATCGTGTGTGGATGGTATTAACCACCCACTATCATTAGGAGGTTAGGGAATGACCGCAACGAAGCAGTTCAAGTCCTTTGCTGTCAAGAAGGCGTATGTGGCACCGTATGCAGCTGGAGCGGCAGTTTGGGTGGAGTTCCCCCTTGTCGCTGACGGCACGCTGACCGCTACGATCCAAGAAGCAGAGGTGAGAGACGGGGAGGGGAACCTGAACCATACATGGTTCCACACTCCCGACGGCACAGTGACGTTGCGTGGTAAGCAGACTGCACTTCGCATCCTTGAGCTTGTCACCGGGAATGGTGTGTCTAGCATTTCCGGAGCGGAGAGGATGTACTTCGGTACAGATGAGGAACTCACGCCGCCTCTGGTGCGGCTGAAAATGGTGGCTACGGCCATCGACGGTAGCGATACTGAGGGCTACATAATCGTGATCGCGTACAAGGCGCGGGGCCGCTTCCCATCCATCGGGATGGCGGAGACCACGCCCGGTGAGATCTCGATTGAGTTCCGTCTTCAGAAGTCAACCCTTGATGACCAAGGCAACACCATCCTGTCTGCGATGGGGCATCTGGACGCAGTACCAGCATCGTATGTGTAAGTAGTAAACTGATGGGCGGGGGTGGGGAGTGATCCTCACCCCCACCCGACAATGAAGAAAAGGAGATAGAAGATGACAGAGGAGTTCCTTAACGACGAACAGACGGCCTTGGGGTCAGCTGAGCTAGTTATCGGTGACCGCACCATCCCCATTGAGGAAGCCTGCACCTATAAGACCGTTGAGACTTCCAAGATGGTGATGAGGCTATTGGGGCTGATCGACATGGATGAGATCTTCCCTAAAATAGTCCTGGCGCAACAGTCTGGTGGCCAGACAGCAGTCATGGTTATGCTTGTACAGAAGCTGCTGCCGATGCTTGCCAACGACATGCCGGATACATTACTTGATCTAGCGGCGCTGGTGATGACACCGAACAGTGAGATGATGAAGTTGTACAGGAAGCCAAATGGCATCTCCTCTCTTATCAAAGATAATAAGGAGTGGTTGCTGTTCAGCGCCCCGCCAGAGGCCAGCATCCAGATCATCACTGAATTCTTCCCACACCTTGGGCTGAAGAGACTAAAAAACGTGTGGAACCCGCTCATTGCGACGATGAGCGGGGTACTGGGGATAACGAAGACGGTGGAGGACTCGTCAGCCTCTTAGAAGTAATGCTCAGTGAGTTCGGGCTGAAGTTTGAGGAGGTACTGTTTGACTTCACAATAGCACAACTGGATAGCCTTGTTCTGGCAAGGATAAAAAGGAACGAGGCGATGGAGAAGGAGGGCAAGAAGGCGGCACAACGACGACAAGCCAAGACTGAGCCGGAAGCTACTCCTGGTACGATGGCGGATCTCAAGAAGATATTTGGGAATCCAAGGTAGGGTAAAGTGCCTAGCCCAACTGCTGCCGGGAAACTAGCCAACTTTGAGAATGAGCTTGAAACGGAGTTGCTGGCCTTTGCCCAGGAAGTGGAAAACTGGACGCGCGGTCAGCGTGACTTGTATTGGGATAATGATACAGGTTCTGCCGACGCGTCTATCACCGGGTTTGTAGTGGATGTGGAAGACCCGATGAAGAACGTGAACAGGTCGCCATGGCCAGAGGCTAGATCTGGCATAGTGAGGTCGCGCCACCGCAACCCCCCGGCGCACTATACCCCAACCCAACCAGACCTTGATCCGCCGCCACCCGACACGATTATGGAAGTCGGGCTATCAGTGAACACTGAGTACGCTGAGTTCATCGGTGCAGAAAGGGGATCCGATTCAGTCGTCGATCTCCTTGAAGAAGCCCTGGCCTTCAATACGCGAGCGCTGGTTGACCACGTACTGAACGCTTGGAGGAATGCCTAATGCCAGCTGTCGATTCAGTACATGTCATTTTCAGGGTAATAGGGCTAAACAACCTTCAGCAAGCGCAGACCCTGCTGGCTCAGATCGCCGCGTACAATAATAGGTCGATCAACATCAGGGTTGGGTCATCGCAGCAACTGTCTCAGATTAGTTCGATGAACAGCGGTGTGATGAAGCTGGTTAGCAGCATCGCTGGTGCCCCCGCGCGCCTAGCCAGCTTCGCTGATGGATTTGTCCACCTTGGGCAAGTGATGTCTACGTTTGCCTACCGCATGACGCTGGTCACTGCGCCTATTACGGCGTTCGTGGTTACGGTTGGCAAGTCAGCTATTGAGCTAGAGAAGTCTACGTTGAAGGTGGCAACACAGATTGAGGGGACTAAGGAAGAGGCGGTAGCCTTCGCGCGCGAAGTGGAAGATGCGATGACCGACTTGGCTATCAAGACTTCCAAGTCTGCCACCGAGCTATCCAACGCGCTATACTTAGTCCTCTCATCGATGACCGTGGCAAGGCAAGACGCCATAGCCATGATGGAACCGATTGCTAAGGCTGCTGTTGCTGGTGTATCGGATATGGAGAGCGTGGTCAAAGCCGTGACCACGGCGTTCAACGTCTACGGCGACGAATTGGCCAAGTATGGCGACATGCAGTCACAGGCTACGCACATAGTAGACGTATTCTTTGAGGCAGTGCGTAAAGGTAGGGCGGAGCTGACGGATATCGCCAACGGCTTCGGTCGGGTCGCTGAGATGGGCAAGCTGGCTGGCAGCAGCTTCGAAGAAGTGACGGCCATGATCGCTGCACTGTCCCGCGTGTTCACCGCTGGTCAGGCCACCACCTCAGCTGAGAACTTCTACAAGACACTGGTCGATCCCACCAAGCAGGCAAGGGATGCCTGGGAGGAGTTGGGGATATCCATGTACGAGACGGTGGATGGGATTACCCAGCGCCGTCCGGCTATGGAAGTCTTCGTAGAACTGATAGAGAAGCTGAAAGCTGGTGATATTAAGGAAGCTGATGAGGCGCTGACTACACTGTTCGGCACCATCCGCGGCCTGCGTGCGGCCTTAGTCCTCACGGATACCACGGCGCTCAAGGAGATGCTTGGCTGGTCTAAGCAATGGGCTAAGCAAGCACCCGACCTGGAAAGCATGATACAGGGCATAGGCAAATACTTCTCCATCACAGCGGAGGGAGTGTTGTTCTTGTTAGACGTCCTGAAGCGGCTTGGTGAGGCGCTTGGCAAGGATATGTTGGGTGCGTTCCGCGGGGATATCGCTGGCGCGGTGAAGGGATTCAACGAGATATTGAAGCTGATTAGAGAGATGGATCCCGCGATGCAAAAGACCGTATGGCAGTGGGCGCTGTTCGCTATTGCCCTTGGCCCTCTTACCCTGTTGCTTGGTACGCTGACGATGGGCATTGGCGGACTGCTTACTACTATCGGGCAGCTGCTCACGCCGATGGGACTGGCTGGGTTGACAGTGCTTTGGGGGACGTTTGGCGACACGATTAAGAAGGCGTGGGAAACGATAAAGAGCTATACTGGAGAGTTGGGTTTCAAGGGGCTGATCAAGCTGGTGGCCGACCTTGCTGTTGAATTTGGTGTGCTGAAGCAGGAACAAGCCGATAAGGTATTGGAAGGGATCGGGATAGCGGCTGGGGACGTCAATTCTGCTGGCGTAGAAAAGCTCAAGGACAAGCTTGGTGAACTGGGGATAGCGATAAAGGGCCAGGACACCGTGCTTGGCAAGTTCAAAGCAGTGCTTAGCGGCACCGGGATAATCGATGAGCAGGGCGCTAAGAACTTCGACGCGTTTGTGGAAAGTATAAATAAGCTAGGGGAGAAGGCGGCTGGGCTATGGGATAAGATCAAGAACTTCTTCTTGGGGGTGGCGCAGTTCATCGATGAGACGTCCAAGGGGGAGAATAAGACCGGGAAGACGCTGCAGTTCCTTGGTGAGCTGATATCTACGCTGCTGAGGCTAGAAGAGCTTGACTTCAGCTCGGTTGATGGTATCGCCAAGGCGATTGACAGTATCGCCAGCGCTCTGTTGGCTGTAGCGGCTGCGTCTATGGGCGTGACCGTGCTGTCTGGTCTTGTTAAGGTGCTCATGCCGCTTCTTGGATTGTCAGCTCCATTGTCCTTGCTTGCCGCCGTGCTGGGCGCAGGGATCGGGGTGGGCCTTGGAGAACTCAGCCAGTATAAAGGGGAAAGGAAGAAGGGCATCCAGAACTATATGGATGCCTACGGGCTGACGTATGAAGAGGCTTACAATGAGTTCATGCTTGAGACACTCAAGCTCCCGCACAAGTGGCCAAATGTCGGTGCTAGCGACAAAACCTTCGGTGGCCCACCGAAGCCTACGTGGTTGGATAAAGTGTATGGCCCGATGAACTGGCCAAGGGAGGATTTCTACCAACTCCAGCAGGCAGCGATATCGCGTGATAAGAGAGAGCAAGACGCCCTATCGCAGACGTATGGGATACCAGGAATGAAGCTCACGGTGCCGGGGACAGGGTTCATGATCCCTGGCTTGGCCCGCGTGCTATCATTTTTCAAGTCGGCTGGTGGGGTAGGTGAGAAGCTGGCTGGCGCTGGTGGCGGCGCGCTCAGCGGCATCCAGAACCTCTTCGGCACTGGCGCTAAGGGGATCGTTGACGCTGCTCAGATATGGTGGAGTGAGCTGATGGGCAACGCCGATGTCCCCATGGACATGAGAAATGAGATCATATCGACGCTGGCTGGGATTGTGGTCAAGATTGAAGACGCGATGGTGAACGACCCCAACTCCGTCGCCGGGTTGATGGCTGAGCTAAGCCTGTCATTGCAAGAAAGCGTGCAGGCGGTAGACGCTTACACCAATGCTGAAAAGAATGCTAAGAAGGCTGTAGAGAATGCTGAAGATGCGCTGACCATCATAGGGAAGGCCGTTGGCGGTGACTGGTGGAAGGCGTTCACCGAAGAGCATCGCGGCCAGACGCCGCTGAAGAAATACGATAAGCACGCGCGGCCAATGCAGGCTGCAATGATCGATAAGTTGTGGGGTGAAGACTTCGCCAGAAAGCATGGCCGTGCCCCAACGGATGAGGAATGGCAGCAACACTGGTATGAGACTTGGATGCCACTGGAGCAGTACCCCAGTGGCCCGATAGCTGCAGCTGGTACCAATGTACCATTTGCTGCAGAGGCCAATAAGATACTGGAGGGGCTGAAAGATGAAGCTCTTCCTAACCTTGAGACGTCAGTGGCTGATTTGGAGAAAGCGGTTAGCGATGAGGATGGGCTGATAAGTAATATCAAAACCAACGCGACGAAGATTGGCGATAACACCACAGCACTCACGGATAAGGTCGCTCCTGGGCTGTCGGCGGTGGCGGCTGGGCTGGATAGGCTTGTTGGGGCGATGGGCGGTGGTGGAGACGGGGATGGGGATGGAGACGGAGATGGGGATGGAGATGGGGATGGGGAAGATGATGGTACTCACTCCTGCTTCCCCGCGGGCACAATGATCCTGATGTCCAACGGAAACCAGAAGCCCATCGAGCTGGTAGTGGTTGGCGATAGGGTTATGGGATGGGGGAGAAATGGCTTGGCTACTGCTGTTGTGCAGGAGATGGAGTCCCCCATACGTGACCATATGTGCCACGTTGTGTTTGCCGACGGGTCTGTTCTGAAGATGACAAGTGAGCACCCAGTGTATACGCTGGATGGATGGAAGTCTGTTGACCCGAAGGAGACGCAGAAGGATTCAGGAATGACTGTAGGGAAGCTGTCGGTCGGCAACAAGGTCATGCGGAGTGATGGAAAGTTCATTCAGGTCACGTGCATTTCAACTGTCGCGTGCGAGATCCAGACATACAACCTGAAGCGAGTGTCCAGGAATAACAACTTCTTTGCAGACACCTACCTTGCACACAACAAGATCATCAAGCAGTCCGGAGGTTACGCCTTTGCCGATGCGCTGTATCGTTTAGCGGAGCATGGGAAGAGAGAGTATGTGATCGCGTCGCCAACGCTGCACGCCCTGGAGCGGCAGATGGGTGTGGTAACGCAGGAGAAGCTGTTGCGTGGCGGCGGCGCTTCGATTACCATCGGGAACATTGCGCTCCCTGGGGTGCGGGACGCCCGCGGGTTTGTACTGGAGCTGGAACGGCTGGCTACGGAATCTGACGGGCTGGCCAGGATGGGGTATGTCTAATGGCTTGGCGAAACTCTTACTTTATGCTTGGTAGCCTGAACATCAATTCCGGCAACTACACGGTGAAGGGATTCGAGGAAACCACCGAGCCTAAGCAGGCCATATGGGGTAATCGTGGCGATGCTGGCGACGGGAGGAGTATCATAGACACGTCGCTGCCGAATAAGAAGTTTATGATAACCCTGTCTATCGTTGGACAGACGGCCACTACTGACCTGAATAGCGCCCTGCGGACGCTGTACGAGACGGTGGTAAGGGCGGATGATCCGGACGATACGTTGTGGCTATACCACCGACCGTCGGCTGATGTGGCTTGGACGGCGATCCGCAAGATCAAGGTGCTGTATGCGGACTGTATGGTGCCGACGGATCAGAAGATGTGGAAGGCGCTGATACTGGACGGGATACAGCTGTCACTGGAATGCGAAGAGGCGTGGAGAGGGACGGAGATAGAGCTTACTGAGGTTGGCGCGGATGCGAATGTGGAGAACGCCGATGATACAGGGAGAGATAACCACTGGGACATCAACGCTACACTGCTGGAAGGGGATATCCCAGGGTTCTGTAGGATAGAGGTGGCGTCCACCCACGGCAACTATAGCGGCTGGCGGATAGCGCAGAAGAAGGACTTTTCATCTAACCTAACACTGGAGTTCAGCGGTACAGCGGACGCCACAGCGTCAGGCGGGGAGTTCTATTCCTACTCACCGGGCACTACCTGGGGGATTGTTGGCAACAAGACGCTTACTGCGTCTATATACTATGGGCTGTATAGGGTGTTCGCGCGGGTACAAGACAGGGCTATGTCAGGAGGAGATCACTATCTGAGGATACGGTGGGGTACGGCTACCGCGGTGGACGCTGCGCCGAATGCCACCAGCATGATCACGAATGACCAGCACCGGGTGAAGCCTAGTATGTATACCGGGGATAATCCGGATAGCCGGGTGTGGGTAGATGTGCCGCTAGGTATGGTAGACTTCAGAGAGAGCTACTGGAAGGCTGGGAGTTACGAGCCGCTGTACTTCAGTATCCAGCTGCAGGCGAAGGAGAATAACCTGCCGCTGGCCAGTCTGTACGTGGATAGATTGTATTTGATGCCGCTGGACGAAGGGTACCTATGGGCTGGAAGGACGGATGGCGCAAGTGTGACTAACGACATACTGATAGCAGACTCCGACAGCGGGAAGGTGTTCGTTGTCAACTCATCCGGGCAGATCAAGTTCTTCCCGTCGCTTGATGGGAAACCATTCAACCTTGACCCGCACGCCGTGTCAACCATCCGCCTGTTCTTCCTATGGGAAGAGGGCAGCGCCCCCAGCCAGAACATCATCCGGTCAGGGGGCGTGGACAGGCAAGCCCATGTGAACGTATTCTACATACCGAGGTTCTTATAATGGGACAAATGCTATCCAGGGATCTCCAAGAGGCCGTTAACCAGTTGCTTCCGTACTTTCTGGCGCGGTTCGGGCAGAACGTGGTCGCCGGGGACGTGCTGCCGGACGATACGGCGTCCAGGGATCTAGGGTCATCGGCACGGAAGTTTGATAACATCCACGCTATGAACATCAGCGCTGATGTGATTCAGGCCGCGCGCGTGCTGGTCGAAGGCATCGGCCCTAACTTACTGAAGAATGGTTCCTTTGAGCAAGTGGATAGTGAGCATACCAACCAGCCGCTGTACTGGGTATCCAGTGCGGAGACGAAGGTCATCAGGGCGACGGGGAGCGGATAATGACGCAGGGTATCAATGATCTGACTTTTGCCCTGTTCGGCAAGTACCCATCAGAAAGCATGATCCTTGGGGATATTAAGTTTGAGAATGTTAGGATAGAGACCATGCTGCACGGTGGGTTTGGGCCTCTGTACGCGTCCTTTGCTGCCTCCACACATGAGGCGTACAAGTGGTATCATGATTATTACAACTATCGGCTGAAGGCATATGACAGCAGGAGAGAGGTGGCGTGGGAGGGGAGGATTGAGGATATCAGAACCCTCCCTGGCCGCGGGTTAAGCATTACCGGGTTCGGCTACTGGCGGAACTGCTTCGACATGCCGATGAAGGATGAAGAGACGTGGGACGATGACGACGAACACTACCCTGATGATATCATCAGGACGATCATCCAGCGGTGCTGCCGCCAGATCGTGGACAACTTCAACGACTTCGCTGATATCAACAGGAATGTCGCGCCATGGACGGTCAGCGGCTATCGGTATCCAGCGGATTTGATACAGGAGTTGCTAGAGGGTGGGGATAAGTGGGGGACTCCGGCGTACTTCGCGGTATGGGAAGATCAAGAGCCACACCTATTCCTGAAGGATAGCACGGTCAAGTGGTTGGTGAGAGTGGAGGACTGTCTAGGCCCACCAGAGCTTACAAGAAGCATGGAGGATCTGGCGACTGCGGTGCTTATTGAATATACGGTTGAAGGTAAGGCCGGGGATGTGAATGATAGCGGGACGGCGACTGGGGAGAGGGCGAATAATTATGTCACCCTGACGGATTCTGGCCAAGGGTGGGACGAAGGGCAGTGGGACAGCGGGTTTGACATAGCCATCGTCGGCGGCACTGGCAGTGGGCAGATAAGGGATGTGCTGACTACGCGGATGCTGCCAGAGGTAGTGGATAGCGGTAGGGTGGTGCCGCTGCGGTACGGCACGATAGTGGCGCAGGAGGCAGACTGCCAGAAGATGCTAGTTGGCACTGGCGGCGCTACGCAGGACGGGCAGTTCACGTGGCGGCTGGCGGATTATGAAGATGAGCCGCTATGGGCGGATATCATCTCTGGTGTTGGGTCGGGTCAGAAGCGTGAGATCAACGGAGACATGGCATGGCCTAATTACACCTTCGTCTACGTCACGCCGGACTGGGACGGTGAGGGGACGGACGGGGATCAGTACCCAGGCCACCCCGCGGAGAACGCTGGTGGGAAGTACCTGATCTACAAGCCGAATACCCTGGTCACCCAAGGAAAGAGCTGGGTGCACCAGCAATACAATACCGGGTACATGGTAGAGATCGTGAAAGGGCGCGGGGCCAGCCAGCGGCGCAAGATCACGGACACCAAGCCATACGTCACCCTTGACGGCTCATGGGACATGCTGGTGTTAGACGAAGACTGGGAGACCCAGCCAGATGAGACCAGCTACTTTGAGATCCATAAGCAGGTGGAGGTAATGGTCGCTGGGAAGGCCACTGGTGGCAGCTATAACACGCTGGTTGATGAGAGTAAGAAGGAGGATGGGTCGTACAAGAGGAACTGGACGGTGGGCCAGTATGACGACGACTATGAAGTAGTTATCACCAACGGGGCTTGCAGCGGGCAGAAGGCCAGGATCGTGGATACCGCCATACGCACGCTGACGGTTGAGCCGCTATGGGATAACGACATCCCGGACGACACGTCGGAGTATGAGATCAGAAAGATACTTGAGAAGGAAGATGAGGAAGCGAAGGACGGCCACTGCACGCAGGTGGTGATGACGACAGAGTGGACGACACAGCCCGATGACACGTCCGAGTATGAGATCAGGCAGAAGGAGGATGGCGGGGAGCTAGATAGAACAGATACCTTTGTTACCGGACAGGCGGCTAGGGATCTTAACCTATCACGGAAGAAGGTGTATAGTATCGGGAAGAGCACCCCAGCGAATGCTAAGAGGGTGGGGAGCCTGCTGAGGAAGAAGCTGAAGGAGCCGCTGCAGCGCGGTGGTAGCTTTACGATAAGTAAGGTGTATAATAGGCAGTGGTCTGAGCAACCACTGGTGGCGGTGAGGGCCGGGGACACGATAGAGATCGTAGACCTATTCGAAGGCCAAGAGGAAACAGAAGACTTCGACAACATGCGAAGGTTCTTCATCATGAAGACGGTGTTTGATGCAAGCGCACAGACGCTGGCGATCACTCCTGATAATGTGGAGACCAATATCGCCACGCTGATTGCATCGGCAAGGAGATAGCGCGATGACCTACCCGTATACTACTATATCCCCGGTGACCACAGAGGTGGAATGCAATGTGAATTGGGCGAACACCAACATTGTCAACCCACTAAACGACCTGAAGACGTTGCTTGGCAGTGGGGCTGCGTGGAATCAGGCTACCGACCTATCTACCTTCCTTGCCGTAGAACATAACGCTGATGGCACGCACAACCTAGCGCTGGCGGAGGGCGATATCCCAGTCCTGACTGACTACCTACCAGTCGATGGTAGTGGTGAGATGTTAGGGTCGCTGGATATGAATGGGTATAAAGTCATCTTCGACGCCGACGGTGACTCTAGCATTACCTCTGATACGGATAACCAGTTTGATATTGAGGTAGCAGGGGCAGATGACTTCCGCATTACCGCTAACACGTTCACCGCCCTGGCTGGGTCGAAGCTCGCGACGGACACCATCGATGAGACCACTGGTGATGCCGGAGTCACCGTTGACGGGGTGCTGGTGAAGGATGGCAAGGTAGACGGGATTGACGTAGGTGGTCTGATCACCGGAGAGTTCTTCCTTCCCGTTGGTGCCGGGTTGCCGCGCGACACGAATGGCTGCGCCGACGCGGTGCAAATAGAATCTGCCACGAATAAGGTCAATCAGCTGGTGTGCGACTTTGATCCAGACGCCATTGAGTACATCCAATGGGAGGTCTTCATGCCAGCGAACTACGACGGTGGCACTATCACAGCGAAGTTTATCTGGCAGGCCGATAGCGCAAGCACGAATAGCGTGATTTGGGGGCTGCAGGGTAGGTCATACGCGGATGGCGATGCGGTGGATCAAGCATTTGGCACAGCGCAAGTGGTGACGGATGCTAACAACGCGCAGAACGATGAGAACGTGAGCGCAGCTACGTCGGCAATCACACTGGCTGGCACCCCGGTGGCGGGGCAAAGGGTCATCCTACAGGCGTACCGCAACGCTACGGACGGCAGCGATAATCTTGCTGCCGATGCGCGGCTCAAGGGTGTGCTCCTTACATACACCAAGACATAAGGTAGAACATGGCTTCTGTAAACATCCTATCAGAATCTGGTGATGGCTATATCTTAGGTAGCGCTTCAGCATACGCCGACGCACGTAGTACGTCCGGCAGTTCTAACACCACTGGCGCGGAAATCATCTTCGGCCAGAGGCTGTCCGGTGCCACGTATTCAGTGTGGCGTGGCTACCTACGGTTTAATACGTCAACTATACCCGATGACGCCATCATCACATCTGTTAGGTTGTACCTGAAGTCCAGCGCTGACAACAGTACCGTTGACTTCAACATCAAGATCTATCGGTACGCTTGGCAGTCGCCGCTTGCCACCTACAGAGAAGCCAACTTCGACGGCGCGTGAGGGGACGTTTAGAAACACCTCTTCTGGCTGGGTTGCTGGCACGTGGTACAACATGAGCCTCAGCACTGCCGGGATCAACAAAACTGGCTATACAAGCTACGTCATCGTCTCGGAAGAGGATGTCAACAATAGCACCCCAAGCGACTACGAATACGCCAACGCTTACTCCGCAGACTTGCTCAATAACGAACCCTATCTCACTATTGAGTATACAGTACCGTCGGAGTCGGCGTCGGAGAGCGCGTCAGCCAGCGCCAGTGCGTCAGCCAGCGCATCGACTTCAGCAAGCAAGAGCGCTAGTGCATCAGAGAGCGCGTCGCCGTCGCCCAGCGCTTCGCTGTCGCCAAGTGCATCAGAGAGCGCATCGCCAAGTGCCAGTGTGTCACCAAGCGCTAGTGAGAGTGCATCAGAGAGTGCATCAATATCACCAAGCGCTAGTGTGTCACCAAGTGCGTCGGAGAGTATGTCGGAGAGTGCATCGCCAAGCGCCAGCGAAGGGCCACCTGTATCTATGTATCATAGGGTGCAGGATCTAAGCGGCGGCATGACGATTGCCTAATAATATGAATGAAGGAGGATGAACATGGACTTTCCAGCGTTTCTCAGTTACTTGCAGACGGTTAGCGGCATCAATGCAGCCATCGGTATCATCATGAGCTTCCTTGTAGACCTGTGGCCAGCATACAATGAGCTGGATGCCAAGGCCAAGCGGTTGGTATTCCTTGGGCTATGCTTCGGCGTAGCTATAGCCTCTGCTGTGGTTATGGCCATACTGAAGTACGCCCCCTGGGACTTCAATGCGCTGTTCTGGCCTGCGGTCGTCTCCGCGTTTGCCGCGTTCACTGGCGGCACGTTCGCACATACGCGGAAGTTGTAGTAGAATAGCGGGCGGGCTACAGGGATGTCCCAAGAATGTCCCAACAATGTCCTTTAACATAAGACATCTCTGTGGGCATCCCTGTAGCTACCTATACCATCTGTACTGGATTGGTATGAAATGAAGTTTGGCACCTTCCACTTCGGTGACAATGTACTCTTTGGCGATAGTATAGCCATCGAAGACGGGTCAGCCCTGGCCAGCGGCTGGAGCTTCCCGTTTGAACGGTGGAGCTACCCCGCGGGTGAAGGGTGGAGCTGGCCAAATACAGGGCTATCGTTCCCGGCTGGAAGTGGATGGAGCTGGGCTTTTGGGGATTGGTCATATCATACAAATTGGTCATACCAGTGGTCATATGAGCCAGGGTTCTCATACCAGTGGTCATGGCCGAACTACATCTCGTATCCGTGGTGGGATGGATGGAGTTATAAAGGGGAGGGGTGGAGCTACCCTGGGGGCTACTGGAGCTATGACCATGTGGATAACTGGTCGTACCAGTATTATACGGGGTATTCGTACCCTGGTGGGTGGAGCTATAGATACGGCTGGAGCTACCCCGAAAGGTTCGCTATAGAGCGGGAGCACATCACTGCTGGGCAGGTGGTGCTTACTAGTTATCTATCGGCATGGTGGCTGAATGCAGTGGAGAGGGGTGTAGATAGCACTGAGGCCATCGGGCACGCTGCAGATAGTAGGGTGGTGCCGCTGGACAGGGGGACGCTGGCAGACCACCCGAAGGCGCTGGGGTTCAAATGCAACCACCTGGACGCCGTTTGGGAGCCATGGGTTGGGCAGGTCGCTGAGGACTACTACCCCAACCGTCGGCATGTGCTCTCGGTGTATGCCTGGATCGATGAGGTGAGTGACGGCGACGGCGAACTTACATTGGAGGCCGACTGGGGCACTGGGAATATCGGTATTGACGACTACTCTTCCGCTTCATGGAACCACACCTGGGCGGCGCAGTATGATAGCAACTTCAGAAGGATGGCTCCTGATGGGACTGTTGACTCCTCTCACACTATCCCGGCTGGCAAGGGTGTCTATAGGTACTGGGTAACCATCCCGCAGAAGGCTGAAGGCTATTCGATACGGTGCAGGATCAGGGCGCTGTCTGGAGACTTCTATACCGACCAAGTGAAGCTAGAGCCAGAGAGACCACTGGACGTTGGGCAGGCTGACAGCGCTGGCACCACTTGGCTTCAGGACGACAGCAAGTCCTGGGCTATCAACCAGTGGGCTGCAAAGCAAGTCGTCATCACCTCCGGCGTCACTGCCCCCAAGCGCTATGACGTCAGCAGCAATACCTACAACCGAGTTTACATAACGGCCGGCTGGAGTCTTGTTGGCGATGAGACGTATGAGATTACGGTCATCGGGGCAGACTCGCGGCCCACGGCGTATGTGGATGAGGGGATGCCGTCGGGATGGATCAGCGCTATCAAGGCGGAGAACATCACTGGCGGGTTGCTGACGTTAGGTGGATCGACGGTCAGTGGGGGCGTAGGCGGGGCGCGGCTGAGGGTGCTTGACGAAGATGACAATGTGATCATCACCCTTGGTGAGAATATTGAGGGAGATGCCTATAGGGGGTTGGATCTCAAGCTGGGGTCAGGTATCAGAATCGCTTCCGGTTCCGGTGGCATCATCGACGTTGGCAACAACGTCAAGATCACGGAGTACGGGTTCTTTGGGTATGATGATGTAGGATCGGAGATCATCGCCATCCGCACCACCGGGGAAGATCGGTTCAAGTTCATGACAAGCGGTGAGTGGAAGCAAAGGATGGAGTTCGGGTATAACGACGGCTTCCAGTTCTTCGATGACGCCAATGTGCCGTTTGTGAGTATGAACCCGGCGACGGGCACGGTGTACCTTGGGAAAGAACATCAGGCGCACATCACGATCACCCCTGATTATGTGCGGGTGTACGCCGATACGCTGTTCATGGACAGCGTGGTGGACTTCCAGGATCATGGGGAGCTGCGGATTGGTATTGGTACGCCGGACACCGACTTCACTGGCCTGCGGATATACAGGAACGGCAGTGTGTATCGGTTTGAGGGGCAGTACAACGGCGTGCCGCAGGTTTGGATCGGGTCGGACGGGAAGGAGTATGCAGGCGGCGGGGATGTGAGGCTGGATGAGAATGGCTTATCCTTCCTGGGCGGCACAGAGGATCCCAGCAACTCTATTACTTGGTACTCCGGCAGCGATATCGTAGCAAGGACGTATGCCTATGAGACCGCTGGGATGGGGTACTTTATGTTCGGGGCGAACTTTGAAAAGGATTTCGATGACGGGTGGGCGAATATCTCAGCGTATCGTGACACAGTATCGCACGACAGCTCTAAACTACACCTATACGCCGACAGGGATGATGACACCGGGAGCTATGCACGGCTAATGGTTCCGTATGGCGGGCAGATCATCGCGCGCGATACAGGCGTGGCGAACGTAGCGAACTTTGCCTTCAACCTGGAGTCCTACGGTGGTGGCAAGGGCGTTATTAGCATAAAGGATTGTGATACCGCACCGACAGGGAATCCGGTTGGCGGTGGCGCATGGTTTGTTGAGAACGGGGCACTGAAGTATATAGGCACGTCTGGTGCCGCAAGGACGATTGTCAATGCTGATGGGACACCGGGGTGGTAATAATGATACTAGACTTCATCAAACGACATAGGAATGCGATCATCGGGGCAACAGTGGCAGTAGTTGCAGCTGGCGTTGCAGGTGGGATAGTAATCGGTTATGTCAACCCAGCGACTGGCCATGAGCCGACGGCAGCGATCTACCTGCAGGGCGGGTGCTACAACGGCTTGTGCAGTGACTTTGGGGCATCCACCTATGGGATGGAGGGGAAATTCTGGTGGAGTTATGTCGATAGCAACTTCACCCCGATCACCAACTTCCTAAATGAGCTGGGGACTAACAGCCGCACTGGTGGGCTGATGATCGACATCTTCTCGGACTACGGGCCAAACGCTGACACGAACAACGACGATGGAAGCAAGATCAGAACGCCGTCTGAGCATAGCGCCACGATGAGCGTGTGCTTCCCTGACCTTGTTACCGGGAAGACAAACCCAACAGACTATGATAGAGCGTGCTCCTTCCAGTGCGTCATCATACCCAATTACAACAGCACTACATATAGAAATGGTTATGTAGACTTCATAACTAGGCTTGGCGCGGCGTTCAATGGCAATGCCAATCTGCAGTATGTGACGATATCCGATGGGTATCATGGGGAAAGTGCGCCAGCTGTGCCACAGCGGAGGACGACTGTATACGGTGGTAAGACGATTGGCGCAACCTGTGACTTCGCTGCCCAGGCGAATAGCCAGCTACAGGGGAAGTTCTATACCGAGTGGAGCAAACTCATCATCGACGCTTACCGAGCAGCGTTTCCAAATAAGACTGTCTACTGGCAGGGCGGGTTGGCAAGCGATACTGGTAGGGGTGTTATCATACCGTACCTCCTCACGCGGACTCCACACCCTGTAGGGTACAAGCCGAATGGATTCTCTGAGACCGGCCAGAATGGTAACTGGGTATATGGAACTGGAAACCAGAACCGCGGGATGCTGCAAGCAGCGTATACTAATATCGATGACATGCCTGTAGGCGCTGAGATGAAGTATACCCCACCGGACGTTCAGGGTGCTTGGACTGCCGGACATCAGGTGGCCGCGTTTTATCCCGACTTCGTTGTTGTACAACCCACCTATGCAAGTGGCAGCTCCGTAGGCACCGGGTCGCTATGGATAGACAAATGGAGCAACGCTGGCATCCTGACGTGGATGCAGAACAGGCTTGGTAAGACTCCGGCAACGGATGATACAGTATGGCAATCGCCGCACATGATGGAGACAACATCCGGGACGTACTCATCCGACTGGCCATATGACTACGGATCACTGATGTCAATGGCAACTTGTAGCAATGCGACGATAAGCTCAAAGTGTGGCATCTACAGGTTGTATCAGTACGATGTCAATAATAGGGGTTCGGTAAGCATTCCATGGAAGACAGCGCTCCCTGATGGAGTGGAAGCGAACTACCGCTCCAGGCATGTTGCTCAGATCCCCCCTCTTTACGTTGAAGCGTATGATGTCCCTAGTAATTGGCAGTATAGCTGCACCACGCAGGGGGCAGTTGAGTATGTGGTCAAGGTTGACTACATAGATACGACAGCTACAGGCAGGGTGGTATTCAGGCAGTCTAATGGAACGCTCATCTATAAAACATTCGGTGGCGGTAATACTGGTGCTTATGTCACCCTGACCTCAGCCGCCGACAGTAGCATACACATCTGCAACGGGTTCGGTGGCGGCACAAAGAGAGACGGGACGGCTGGGTTTGTCGATTTCTATATCGAGAACACCAGCTCCTCAGTAACTTTGTTATTCGCCAAGGTGCAGCTGATTGGCACGACAACCGCTGGGCCGACCAACACCCCAACACCAACACACACACCAACGGCTACCCCGACACATACTCCTACCGCTACACCAACTGCCACTAGCCTTCCTGGGCCAACTAATACCCCCACACCTACACACACCCCTACCGCTACTCCTACGGCTACCCCTACCGCCACCCCGACTGCCACTAGGCCATCTGGTACCCTGTTGATCACGACGATCAACGCTAACCTTGACACGTACATCGACTCCGCGTACCCAACTACGTCGTACAACAACGCTCAGAGGCTATACGTCGCGCCACTTTCGGGGACAAGGAGAGTGCTGCTGCGATTTGATGGCGTGAACAACCTCCCATCGGACGCCATTATTGATCGGGCGATAGTCAACTTCTCCAACGCCCAGCTCCTTGGTGAGCTGGCGGTAGTCAACATCCGCTTGCTGAAGACTTCGTTCTCATCTACGGCAACGTGGAATGATAGGGATACAGGCGTGGCATGGAGCACGGCTGGCGGCGCGGCTGGGGTGGACTATTACAACTCACCGTATGCCAGCATCAACGCCGACTGTAATTACATCCCTACGTCAGCCGATGTCACAACGCTGGTGAAAGAGTGGGTGGAAAACGGCGTTACGAATAACGGGTTCATATTCATGAGTTCGCAGTACGACTGGTACATCTTTGACTCCCTGGAGCTGAACCCGGCTACGCTAACGGTGTACTACTACAGCGCTGAGCCGACGAATACGCCTACTCCTACTCCGACCGCGACGCCAACCCCTGGCATCACCATTGGTATCGTCAACTCACCGACCTACGACTATCCTGGGTCGTGGACGTTCACGATGAACATAACCAATACGGCACAGACAAAGGACGACCTGATCGGGTTCTACTTCTACCCGCCAGCGGGTAGCCCTATCCCATCGTCTGAGCCAGCGATGTCATGGGACGGCGGTGTCCATAGGCTAGCTGGATCTTCTTACCTACCGATAGGGAAGTCATCGTGGCGCATCACGCAGCAGGGGTGGCTTGCATCGGCCAGTGAGTATAAGGCCGTAGTCTTCGTTGGTGACTGGAGCACATATGTGACGCTGGACGTAACAGCTAACATCGTCAACACCGCTACTCCTACCCACACGCCAACTGCCACATCCACGGCCACCGCTACCCCAACGCCCACTGACACACCTACCCCAACGGTCACACCGACGCCAACTCCATACGGTGGTAGTAGCCCCATCGTCCTCAACGAGATAATCGTCATACCAGGGAGGGATCATAACTATGACGGCACCACAGACCTGGATGACCAAGGGGTTGAACTATATAACCGTGGAACCACTGATGTGGATTTGTCGAATTGGGAATTTGTGATATATGATGGATATACTGAATCGGAATATGTGCAGTTGCCGCAAGGGTTCACGCTGGACGCTGGCGCATGGTGGGTAATGCGCCCGAAGCAAATGGATAATGTGCATCTGTCCACTGTTGAAGGAAAGGTGTCCTTGTACAACAGTGACCACACATTAATAGATTCAGTATACTGGGGTTCTGGTGGGTGGGTTCCAGTAAGTGGGATGTCGTGGGGGAGGTACCCTGATGGTGAAGAAACGTGGAACTCGCTTTACCCAAGCCCCGGATATGCCAATTTGCCATGGCCCACGGCAACGCCGACGGCGACTGCAACGCCTTAGAGATAAAGATAAAGGGAAAGGAGATGACATGCCAAACGACGACGGGAACATGATCTTCATGGCGGCTCGGATCGATGGGAACCAAGTATTCTCAAAGAGGCTACCGATCCCCACGGACTACGACGCTGGAAGGGCGATGATCAACAGCGTTGGTGGGGACTTGATGGCTGCAGTTCTAGCGTACCATGCGAATAAGGAGATCATCAGGCTGCGGAAGGAACTTGAGGAGCTGAAGAAGGCGCAGGTAAAGGCACCGACGGCTGAGGGTGCTACCGAAGCTACCACTGAAGCTGCTCCTGAGAAGCCTAAGCGCAAGCCGCGTAAGCCACGTGAGTCACGCCCTATCCAAACCATAGCTGACGGCGTGTAATGACTTCATCCTGGGCAGGCAACGGCCACTCCCACCCACACTTGCGCCCACACAAGTGTGCCTCCTCCCACCGTTGCCTGCCCATATTTCTTGAAAGGGAATAGCAATGAAGAAAGCATATCACTTGATTCTTGCCGACCTCCACTCAGGCCACAAGTTTGGCCTATGCAACCCCGAAACAATCATGTACGACGAAGACAGCAACGGCAACAGGGCTGCACGTTACCCCAAGCTAGGCCCATTCCAATCTGAGTTGTGGAACGATTTAATGGTGGTGAAAGGGAGAGTTGAGGCAATCGTCCACGACGACCCGGTGATCATAACGTGTGCTGGCGATATCACGCAGGGCATACGGTTCATGGAGAGCCTGATGTCCACGGAGATCGATGACCACATAGAAATAGCGTTCTATGCACTGCTGCCGTGGTTCGAATCCCCCATGAACGTGATAGCGGCTAGACTGATCCACGGCACCGGGGTACACTCCTTCGGTGGGCACGCGGAAAACAGTGTGGCCAGGGAGCTGCAGGCATCGTTCCCTAATGTAGATATCGCTACCACCTCACACTCACTACTGAACATAAGCGGTAAGACCTTCAACATAGCGCACCATGGGCCGACACCAGGGAGTAGGAATTGGTTGAAGGGCAGGGAGTTGCTGTATTACGTGCAGTCGCTCGTAGGAGATTGCCTGGACGCAGATGAGGTTCCCCCCGATTTCGTAGCACGCGCACACTACCACGAATGGGTTCCCCCAATTACGTACCGGAAGTACCACAGTGGCAAGTTGTATGAGACCACTGGCATTCTCCTCCCATCGCTATGCGGCATCACCAACCACGGAAGACAGGCTACAAAGAGCAAGACAAGTATCACCGTTGGCGTGATGCTGATTGAGGTGTCTGACGATGGGCACACGGTGATGTATGGGCCGGAGTCCGGTTTGATCGCTACGTACAATCTGCTGGCTGAGGAGAAGATGACGTGGTAACATAGGTAGTAATAATAAGTAGACATTCAACAAACATTCAGTAAACATTCAGTAAACATTCAGTAGACATTATATGAGGATACTATGTCAATCAAAGATGTTCTCGATGAGATTATCGCAGACCAGATCTCCTTGCTTACCCCACCGCCTGACGACGCCTTCACTGCCTACGACTTCGCCTCACGTGTACAGCTATCCACTGGTAGGCCGCTGCCCATAGGTCGCGCCAAGTCCATCCTCAGCCGACTGGTTGATGAGGGTGCGCTGGAAAGCGATCTAATCTACACCGAAGGCAAGTTCGGTGGTAAGTACAAGCGGTTCTACTGGCAGGTCGATGGAGGATCCCCCCAACCTACCAAGGATACTGAAGATACTGAAGATACCTAAGTTACTCATGTGACGGATGTAACACCTGTTACATTGGTAACACCTAACTTACTTAGGGGTGTTACATTACTTACTTAGGGGTGTTACATTCGTCACACCTGGAGCTGGGGCTTTCGATTCCTTTCGTTTCCTTTCGGATGCTTTCGGGGGCTTTCGATTTCGGGTTACGATTGAAGGGGGCAATAAGAGCAGTGGAGATGGTAGGGGATATGTAGTGGCGTATATAATGAAGGTGTCACGATGGGAAGATGGGAATTGTGTGGGGGTTAGACGCAGGCGCGGTCGAAGGTCTCACTCCCGATAGGGTATATCCCCTACGCGCGCGCGCGTATGCGCGCGTGCACGCGCGACGCCGATTGTGAATATCTTCACGATCCTGATCTGAATGCTTGACTATGCGAAAAATGCATATATATGCGAGTGATTGTGATATATGTCACAATCCTATTCTGAATGCTTGACTATGCGAAAAATTGAGCCGGCTCCCTAAGTATCTTATGCTTCACATCGACGTCGATCATCTCACGTCATCTCACGTCGACGTCGATCATCTCACGTCGATGCTACAGCACGTCGATGCTACAGCACGTCGACGTCGATCATCGATCATCGATCATCGATCATCTCACGTCGAATCGTGTCATGACGCGCCGCGTCATGACGTGAAACCGTGGACACGCGCGACGTCATTTTGACCACGCATCACAATCTTATGCTTGCATTGCAAGCGTTTGCAATCAAACGCTTGCGCCTCCCGATTGTGACTTCCGTCACACAAATTTCGACTTATGTCGACTTGACATCATGAGTTATTCGCCTGCCGCAAAACCGCTGGCTATGCGAAAAAACGCCATTTTGTGTGACGGAAGTCACAGGTTTAT